TGGTGCATATCCTACTCCAGTATATGAGCATCTAATGAATGCCCGTGGCGGAATGAAGGCTTACGAACTCGCACAGGCAACAAAAGAAGACTCAAAGGCACAAAAGTATTTAAAAGAATCTCTGATTAATATAATCAGTAGACTCCAATAATAAGGAGAAAAACATATGTTGGATGCACTTAAAACACTCTTTGAAAATGATGTAGTTTCTGAAGAAGTGCGCCGCGAAATTGAGGAAGCATGGGAAGCAAAAGTTAAGTCTAACAAGACTGAAGCAGTTGCTGAACTACGTGAAGAATTTGCTCAGAAATATGAGCATGACAAAGCAACAATGGTTGAAGCCATTGATGCGTTAGTTTCTGAAAGACTAGCAGCAGAACTTGAAGAGTTTGCAGATGATCGTAAATCACTAGCAGAAGCGAAGGCTCGCTATGCTGTTGCAATGCGTGAAAATGCAGACGTAATGAAAAGATTCGTTGCTGAAAGTCTTGCTAAAGAAGTTAAAGAACTTCACGAAGACCAGAAAGGCATTGCTGCAAACTTTGCCAAACTTGAAGAATTCGTGGTAGAATCACTTGCTAAAGAACTTGCAGAGTTCTACGAAGATAAGAAGGACTTAGCAGCAACTAAAGTTAAATTAGTTAAAGAGGCTAAGCAGAACTTGGCTAAAGTTAAAAAAGACTTTATCCAACGAAGTGCAAACCTAGTATCTGAAACAGTTGGTAAATCACTTAAGAGTGAAATTACACAACTTAAAGACGATATCGAAGTTGCACGACAAAATGATTTCGGACGTAAGATGTTTGAGGCATTTGCTAATGAATATGCTAACAGTTACCTAAATGAAAATTCAGAAACTGCTAAATTAATGCAAGTTCTTGCAGCAAAAGACAAACAACTAGCAGAAGCAAAAGCATTTGCTGCTAAAGCAAAAGCAGTTGCAGAAGCAGAGCGTACAGAAAAAGTTAAAATTGTTGAAAGTCATAAAAGACACGACACAATCAATAGTTTGGTTGCTCCATTAAGTAAGCAACAACAAATTATTATGAAGGATTTACTGGAATCTGTTCAAACTGATAGACTACAATCACAGTTTAACAAATATTTGCCAACTGTAATAGACGGCGAAGCACCAGCGAAGAAAAAGAAGGCAATCAATGAAGGCAAGGAAGTAACAGGCAATAGAAATGAAGAAAAAACTACTAGTAACACAGCGAGCAATGAATCAAATGTTTTTGATATCAAAAGACTTGCTGGATTAAATTAAGGAGATTAATATGTCAGAACTACTAGAAAGTCGCTGGCAGGAAACCAAAGGTGCCCTACTTGAAGGCCTTCAAGGCACAAAGAAAAGCGTTATGGCTGCTACTTTAGAAAATACTCGCAAGTATTTGTCTGAGAGCGCAAGCGCAGGTGCTACTTCCGCCGGTAATGTTGCGACTCTTAACAGAGTCATCCTCCCAGTTATTAGACGTGTGATGCCAACCGTTATTGCTAACGAGTTAGTTGGTGTACAGCCTATGACAGGACCAGTGGGTCAAATCCACACACTACGTGTTCGTTATTCAGATACTAACGACAACGTAACAGCAGGTGAAGAGGCTCTAAGCCCATTCAAGATTGCTACAGCATATTCTGGTACTGGTACAGATCCAGCAGGTAAAGCAGATTCAACTGCTTCGCTTGAAGGTTCCGCCGGTCGCAGAATGTCAATTCAGGTCATGAAACAAACTGTTGAAGCCAAGACTCGTAAGTTATCAGCTCGCTGGACTTTTGAGGCTGCTCAAGACGCACAGTCACAGCACGGCATCGACGTTGAAGCAGAAATCATGGCTGCATTGGCACAAGAAATTACTGCTGAAATCGACCAAGAAATCCTAAACAGCCTAGATACTCTAGCAGGTTCCGCTGCTGAGACTTACAACCAGGCTGCTGTTTCTGGTACTGCTACTTTCGTTGGTGACGAACATGCTGCATTAGCAGTTCAAATCAACAGAGTAAGTAACTTAATTGCACAGCGCACACGTCGTGGCGCAGGTAACTGGGCAGTTGTTAGTCCATTCGCACTAACAATCCTACAATCTGCTACTACTTCAGCGTTTGCACGTACAACTGAAGGTACTTTTGAAGCACCAACCAACACTAAACTAGTTGGTACTCTAAACAACGCAATGAAAGTATATGTTAACACATATGCTGGTGACAATGCTGCCGTTCTTATTGGTTATAAGGGCTCAAGCGAGTCAGACGCTGCTGCGTTCTACTGCCCATACATTCCATTGATGAGTAGTGGTGTTGTTCTAGATCCAGGCACATTTGAGCCTGTTGTGAGCTTCATGACACGTTATGGATATGTTGAGTTAAACAACACAGCATCATCTCTAGGTAACGCTGCTGACTACTTAGGCAAGGTTGATATCAACTCTGCTACTGCTGTATTCAGTTAATAGTTATTTAGGTAACGTAGATAAAATAGGGCACTTAGGTGCCCTATTTTTTTGACTAAATTTTCTTTGCATATAATCCAAATAAGTTGACAACGTTTTCAAAGGTCTGTATAATATTAATATTCAGGAAGGTAATTATGAGTGGATGGTTAATTTTACTAACAGGTGCAATATATCTTTGGGTTTGTATTGATCAAGCATTAAAAGGAAACATAGGGATGGGAATTGCATATGCAGGCTACGCCTTTAGTAATATTGGTCTATACTTATTAGCAACAAAATAGTGTTAAAATAAAAGGGCACATTAAGTACCCTTTTTTTATTATCTACCCTGACCTCTATACTTTTTATAACTGCGTCTGGTAGTTTTGTTCATTGAACTAGTTTTAATCATACTATGATTTCCACCAATTGACGTTTTCTTTCTAGTAGGTTCAATAATAGTTTTTGATACTGCTTTCGCCATTTATCTTCTCCAATAGTCTCTAGCATTTACTCTTATAAATTTCTTGTTAGTTTCGTTTTTATTTGGATTTTCAATTGTCAATACAACATTCTTACCCTTTAAAAAAGCATCTATTTGATTAATTGATCGTGCTAATCCGCTCGACAAATAATCTCTGCGACACTTTTTAACTAACCAACGAGATACATTAGGGCGTTCTCCCTTACTCGTATAATTCTTCCCTGATGAACGTTTACCTTTAGCCATTACAAATCCTTTCAGTAATACTATATACTACATATCTCATTTTTGTAAAAATTAAAAAAAATCTGACACCAAAGCACAAAAACGGATTTCTTCATTTATGATAAATACTTTGTAAAAGTTCTGAATAGGAAAACGAATGTCTAAAGTCTTACGTGTAGCAAGTAGTGATTACAAAATCCAGGTAAAAGAAGGCGGAAATATTGTATTAGATACAACCGATAATATTCTTAATCAATCTGGTACTGTGTTAATCACTGGTAACTTACAAGTTAACGGAACAACTACGACTGTTAACTCTGAAGTGTTAGAAGTTACTGATAACATTATTACCTTGTGTAAAGATAATACAGCAGTTGGTGTTCCGGTAGCGTTTGATTTTAGAAGTGGAATTGAAGTAGAACGTGGTACACTAGCAAATACAAATTTAGTATACGACGAAAGAATAAACTGGCATATAGGATCTGTCAGCGGACAAGGTACATGGGTTATTGAGCAAGGGACTACTGTGCTACCTTTAAAAACATCAGGACTTGTAAACGATAGTTCTTTGTATTTGCAACCAGGACCAGGTGTAATTACTGTTACTAATACTGCAAACTATGAACAAAGAATTTGGAATTATGTAAGCGGAGCAATTACAGATGCAGGTGCAGGTATTGTTATTGATGACGATAATATTCCTAACACTAAAGCAATTACAGATTATGTTGATTACTTTTTTGCAAACGTATTCCAGCATAAAATTCTACAAGAAGATACTTATGTTGAAGCAATGGACTTTGACACTCACAGCACAGAAAGTAATGTAGAAATTGGCGTTGACGGAATAGTATCCGCTAAGTTCTACACTAATAGAGCAGAAATTTCAAATATAAAAATTCAAGATAATGAAATTTCTACTACAGAAAGTAATGCAGATTTATTAATTGCTGCTCCTGGTACAGGTGTAGTTAAAATTAAAGATGTATTAGAATTAACAGGGACACCTAATGAAGACGATCCAACATTAGATCCAGATTTTCCGCTTGATGGTGTTAGATTATATTCTAAGACACAAACAGTTGGCGGCACAGGTGTATACTTTAAAAATAAATCAGAAAAAGCAGACGAGATAATAAGTACTAATAGATCACTAGTGTTTAGTATGTTGTTCTAAAGGAAAATATAAATGGCTATAGTAAATAATCAACTAACAACAACCCAATTAGATGCAATAACTGTTGACGCGGGAAAACGTTATGCAATTACAAATATTATGGTTTGTAATTCATATAGTCCAAGCGGTCCAAGTGCATCATCGAGAGACGCAACATTTGATATGCATTTAATTCCAAACGGTAGTGCAAAAGATGATCAAGTAACTATTGTTGTTAAAGAATTAACATTACCCGCAGGCGAAACGTTTACGTTCGATAGTGAAAAAATTGTTTTAGAAGAAGGCGATATTGTTGCATTTGTTGCAAGTCCAGATATTGGTTCTGGTTTAACTGACTTAGCAGCAACTATTAGTTACTTGGAAGTTTAATATGAGACTATTAAAGGCACAAAATACTAACCTACGTAATATTTACGGAAAAGGTGTTAAGTATACTGTTGAAGACGAAGCAATTGTAGATTCTACACTTGCATTCCGTATGCCTAGAGGTACTGGCGACACATTATATCCACCAGGCACCCCTCAAAATCAACGTCCAACAAATCCTGTTAACGGACAAATGAGATATAATACATCCGTTAATGAAATGGAATTATATGAAAACGGTGCTTGGCGTAACTTACGTTATGCAGAACCTTTTCCAATTGGTATTACACAACAAACACTTGGTTATGGTGATGCACAAGAAACTATCTTTGGAATTTTAAATTCAGGAGAACCAGATTTTCCTGTACCAGCAGCAGCACAGAATGTTTTAGTATTAGTAGAAAACGTTTTTCAGATTGCAGGATTAAACTACGGATTAATTCAAAACCCTGCACTAGCAAATAGTATATCAGCAATTATTAGTGTTGGCGCAACTACAATAATTGAAACAAGTTCAGCACACGGTTATAGTGCTGATAACTTAGTAGAAATTATTAATTTAAATGCCAGCGGTGATGTAGTAGAAAATTTAAATACTGGAGATTCAACCAATCCAGGTTATTGTACAGTTGTTAGTGTCCCAGCCGCAAATCAAATTGAAGTTGATGTAGATACTACAGGCGGCAACACTGGAAGTTATCCATCACCTAGTGGAACACTTGCAGACATTAGACGTGTAAGTTCACTTGATGGACTAGCATATCCAGATGGTTGGTACTTGGAGTTTAGTTCAGCACCTGATATAGGGAAACCTATTACTGTGCTACACAACTTTGACAAATAATCCAATAAATACTACGACAGGAGAACTCCATGGCCGTAGGTAGAATATCTGGACCTTTATTAACAGCAAACTTATTACGTGATGGTAGAGATTTATCATTCTCTAACACACATGGTGACGAGCCACTTTTATTCCTAAGCGTTAATGATGGACGTATTTCTGTAGGCAAAACTAGTCCGGGACATGAATTAGATATTACACTTATAGATGAAAGTGACGTATTAAACTCAACCCACTTTGTTGCGGACACTGCACAACTATCTAATTATACAATTAGCGGACAAACTATACAGGTTCCGTTAGGCAATATTGAATTTGAAGCATCTCAAGGTGTATATGTTTCTACACTTGAAACACAAAACCTAAGAATAACAGATAATATAATCTCAACTGAAAATTCTAATGCTAATATTAATATTACTCCTGCAGGATCAGGAATAACTCAAGTACATAGCGATATGAATGTGTACGGAGAAATTTACACTCCCGGAAATGTTATTATTGGTGGAAATATTACATTAGGTAACGACGATAGTGATAGTGTTGATTTTAATTCCGATCTAACAAGTAACCTAATACCTGATGTACATAACGTGTCAAACTTAGGCACCAGTTTGAAAGAATGGAAATCATCATATTTTAAAAATGGTTATTTTAGTACTATTAACACAGATAGTTTAACTATATCAGGTAATGTTATTGAAACTACATTATCTACATCAGATTTAGAGTTGCGTTCTGCAAATACATATGTACAAGTTCCATACGATAATGTTGAATTTAATCAAACATTGACTGTAAACGGAAATACTGTTATTACAAGTCCTTATGAATTTCTTTCTTTTAGTGGAGGAACACTTAATCCATTATCCTTACAAAATATTGGAATGACTGCGGTATTAGGTGGAGGTACAAGTGCAACAATATACGTTAATTCTACAGACGGTAAACTTAAAAGAATATACGGAAATGCTACTACAACATTAGATATAAATTTTGACACTAATATTTCCACTGGCAATCTTTTAGCAGTTCCTGCTACAGCATTTACAGCGTCTGGAGCAACATATTTAGAATTACCAGCAGACGGATCAACTGTAGTTTGGGGATTATTACAGGCAGGTGCATTAGGCACTATTACTAGTGTTACTACGCCGGCTCCTATGTCAAATGTTACTAAAGTTACAACAGTTGTAACTACTGAAATTTCTATAACAGGTGCTATAGATTTTAACTCACTAAATCACAACGGAACATTTACAACAGATAGATTAGAATTAGAAGAAATCGTTATTGACGGAAACACTATTACAACTACAACTTCAAATGCAAATCTAGAACTTTTAACAGTTGGTGCAAACTTTACACAAGTTGAAACTTCTAGATTTAGAAATAATACTCTATCAACCGGATCTGGTGATATAACTCTTGCTGCATCAGATAATATAATTGTTGATTCAACTAAAGCAATAAAGTTACCGATTGGTAATACTACACAAAGAAAAGACGGTACTGGACGTATTAGATTTAATAATTCTGACAATGTATTTGAAGGATACGGATCAGAAAATATTACATTTGGCGGAGTATATTCTGAAAACAGGCAAACTCGTGCAATTGCACATCCTACAGCAGATACTTTAAATTTTTATGTTCAAAATGTTCAAACTACAACAGTTGATTCTTCTGGAGTTACAACACACGGATTACAAGTAGAAGATATATTTGCTAACGGCAATACAATTACAACCAATGTTTCAAATAGTGATTTAGAACTAAGTGCTAATGGCACTGGAATTATTAGAGCAGACAATTGGATATTTGATGGTTCTATTATTGACACCGACGACACTAACAATATCAAAACATTAAAAAATACACTATACGGACATTATAAATTTCAGGGTACTTATGGTGTTGTAATACCTTCGGGCGACAGTTCTAATCGTCCTTCATCGCCAATAATTGGTGACACCCGCTGGAACACTCAGCGTAACTTAATGGAAACTTGGGACGGCTCTACATGGATCATTTCATCAGGTGCTAGTCCTGTTGTAAGCGAAGAAGAGTTTTTAGAACTTGTTGATGAATGGTCATTAATCTTAGGCTAATATCTTAGTCAAACCATTGTTTATTAACTTATTGGATAAATACAATTAATGCAAGACACGACCTTGTTTTGCAAGTCTAAACTGTGGCGCACCCGCAAAGAACCGTAACCAAGCGGATGAAAAAGTGGTGAGAGGGACAGGATCCCCGTATTGAGGAGAAGAGATGGCTGTTGGTCGCATATCCGGTCCGCTCTTAAAGGATAATTTACTCCGTAACGGAATAAATCTCGCCTTTGAGACTGACTTACTATACCTAGACGTGAATAATCAGCGTGTCGGAATCAAAAACGCTACACCTCAATACGAGTTAGATATCAACGGAACAACTAGAACTACTACGTTATTAGCAGACCAATCAGCAACAATTGGCCAAGTTAATATTGACGGTAACAGAATTAGTTCAACTAACGGGTACTTGTATTTAGGTACACTTGACGATGTTGTTTATCAAAATAAATTAGTAGTTGACTCTATAGAAATACAAGATAACAACATTTCTACTTTTGAATCAAATGCAAATATAGAATTTAGACCACACGGAACTGGATCAGTTGATATTCACTCTAACCTAAATGTAGACGGCGATATTACAGTTACAGGCACAGTTACAGCCGATGGTGATATTGTAATTGGAGATGAAGATACTGATTCTATTACAATTAATGCAGATATTGCTAGTAACTTAATTCCAGATCAAACATATACATATGACATTGGTAGTCCTACAAAAAGTTGGAATAATGCATATATTAATGATTTATATTTTACTGTTGCAGAAATAAGTGACATAGAAATACGTGATAATTATATCACAACTACAAGTTCTTCTGCAAACTTAGAACTACGTGCTAATGGTACAGGTAAAATTTATGTCCCTTCAAACGATGTATTAATTGAAAATCAATTAACAGTTTACGGACATACATATCTAACAGATTTAACAGCAAGTGGTAATGTAACTATTAACGGAGACATTACACAAACCGGACAACTTAGTTTATTAGGTAAGTTAATAGTAGATAATGTTCAAATTGACCAGAACACAATATCAGCACTAACTGGAGATTTAACTTTAAGCGCAGCAGGCGCAGGATCTGTTATTACAGATAACTTTGCATTTAACGGAAATACAATAAGCACTACTGGCGATATGATTTTAGATCCAAGTAGTGAAATTATAACTATGAATGCAACTGGCGCTCTTAGACTTCCTATTGGGTCAACATTAGATCGTCCAGCAGATTCAAGCGGTTATATTAGATTTAATACAGACTTGGCACGTTTTGAAGGTTACAATGGCTCTAATTGGATCAACTTAAAGGGTGTTGAAGATTTAGACGGCAATACAAAAATTACTGCTGAACTAACTGAGGGTGCAAATGACAATGTAATTAGATTTTACATTTCAGGTGTTGAAACAGCATCAATTGACTCAACAAAGTTAACTGTACCTCAAGTAATTGTTGATGATATTAATATAGACGGCAATACAATTAGTATTGATACTGCTGATACAGATTTAAATTTTGCTGCTAACGGTACTGGTTCGGTAGTATTTGAAGGTGCAATAGCATTTAAAGATAATACTATTACTAACAGAATACCAAATGCTGTAACAACGTTTGCAAACACAAGCAACGGATATTATAAGTTTGATGGCACAGGTGGCATGGCAATTCCGTGGGGCACTACAATTCAAAGACCTCCAGTGTTAAATACAGAGACAGGTATGATTCGTCTAAATACAGAAGTACAACGTGTAGAAGTGTTTGATGGTGTATCATGGATTTCTGTTGCAGGTTCATCTTCGGGTATTACAGCAGCAGACGGTGCTGAAATTGCAATTGAAACAGTGTTGATACTAGGATAATAATATGGCAAACTTTTTTAAAAATAAAGTAATTAAAGGTGTAGGAAGAGAATTAATACAGGTCCTTGAGACAGATGGTTCAACTAAAACTACAGTCCTTGGAATTAGTTTTACAAATTTAACATCAAGTAATGTATTTTGTAATGTACTAGTACACGATGATACAAGTGTAGAAGGTTATTATTTAAAAGATACATTGTTACCACCTAACACAAGTTTAAGAGCAATGATGGGCGGCGAAAAATTAATAATAGCACCAAACAATCAGATGTATGTTTCAACAGATACAGACGATAGTGCAGACGTAGTTGTAAGTTACGTAGAAATAGTGTAAGGATATATTATGAGTACATATATTGGACAAAATGCAGAATCAATTTTAGCATCGTTAGGAGAACGTTTTTTCTACGGCTTGCGCAGAACAGACGACGGTGAACTATTTTTTGGTCGTGTTGATAAGATGTTAAACACAGATAGTTTAACAATTAATAAGCCTGGTGACCCTACAGAAAACTATCCCAACTTTGTTGATGGACAGGATTTCTTTGAAGGTAGAGATGCATATCATAATATTGTTTACGATAACTTAAATTACGAACAATACAGATGGGATCAAGCAAACATTTATTATTATATAAATGATGAAGGTGAATTAGTTGCTAGTGTTGGTAGAGAACACGTTTATGATGATGGTTCATCATCACTAGGATTGGAAGTATAAGATGGCCGATTTTAATATTGATAGAATACGATTTAGATGGAAAAACGTCTGGGAACCAGAAGTTGATTATATCAAAGACGACATTGTAATTTACAATGGTAAAGCATATGTTTGTTTAATTGGACATACTTCAGACACTATTTTCTATTTAGATTTAAACAACGACGAAATTAGATGGACGTTAATGTTTGACGGTACAGAATGGAAGTCAAACTGGACCACTGAAACATATTATTCTTTAGGTAATTTAGTTAAATGGCACGGTGTTATCTATAAATGTATAGAACCTCATGCTTCGGCTACTAACGACCAAGCAGACGGACTAGATAGAGATATAGAAAAATGGGAAATAGTTGCAAAAACAACCGATTGGTTAAACACATGGACACCGCAGACACATTACGAAGTCAACGATGTAGTTAATTATAGAGGGTATGTATATTTTTGTAATACTAAACACCTTTCTTCAGATACCGACAATGATGGTATAGAACCAGATCTTTCTAATTGGACTATACTTACAACATCAGATTACTGGCGCGGAAATTGGGCTCCGAGTACAAAATATAGAATTGGAGATATTGCCAAATACAGTGGTATAGTTTACAGATGTATCGAAGGACACGTTAGTAATTTGTTCATCGATTCTAGTTATACTAGTTGGCAACAGGTTATATCAGGTATTGAATATCGCATCGACTGGACTGGATCTCGTCGATACAAAAGAAATGATATAGTAAAATATGGTGGCTCTTTGTGGAGATGTATTGAAGAACACTCTAGCCAAACTTTATTTAGAGACGACCAAGATTTAGGATATTGGACTGTTTGGGTACCTGGTTTAGAATTTGAACAACTATGGTCATCATCAATAGAGTATCAAGCAGGTGATATAGTTATTTACGGCGGATACGTTTATACTGCTCTGCAAAATAACTTAAATTCAGTGCCAAGTTTAAACGGTAAAATACAAGATACCGGCGACTGGGAGTTATTGCACGAAGGATATAAACATCTAGGCGATTGGGATGAAAATGCTGACTACAGGACCGGTCATGTTGTACGTTATTCAGGCAGTTTATATATTGCTATATTAGATAACTCAAACGAAATCCCTAATGGTTCTGCATCTTGGCAACCATTAGTTACTGGTCACAAGTATCGTAACGAATGGCGCGATGAAACAACCTATTTCTTAGGAGATATTGTAACTTATAAAGGCGATGCGTATGTATGTGTGTTAGAACACACTTCTGATATTGATACATTTGAACCTTCTTCAACTGCGTCTACACCTTTTGATTTATTGATATTAGGAACAGAAAAAACAGGAACAGAAAATCGTATGACATATCCAGGCGATATGGTTACATACGATGGCGGCGAAACACGTTTAGAAATTGGCAACGCAGGCACAACATTAACTGTTAATTCAGACGGAAAAGCAAGTTGGCAACTATTTGGTGAAATTAATGAATTTGATGCACCAGGCATAGGACAAGTTTTTTATGTTTCAACTGACGGTGAAGATTCTCCTACTAGAGGCAGATCAGAAGGATCACCGTTTAGAACAGTTAAGTATGCATGCCAATCTGTAGATTCTGGACAACCAGTAGTGGATACTACTGTAATAACACAAATGTTGACAGATATTGCAGACGGAGATACTGTTGCACAAGCAGACAAACCTAATTTGAGAGATTTCTTAAAAACTACAGTATCAGGACAACAACGCGGTGATTTAAATGGCGATGCAGTTATTGATAGCACAGATGCTTCATTAATGAATGATATTGCAACAGGTGTAACTTTATCGGGTGCAGAGTATGATTGGTACGTTGCAAATATTCTTACTCCTTTATTAGCAGATATTGAACCTTATTTAGAAGAAGGAGTGTTTTCAGATACACCGTATCCAAAGACTACTATTTTTGTCAAAACGGGATACTACGAAGAAGAAATTCCAATCCGTATACCTAGAAATACAGCAGTATGTGGAGACGAATTGCGCTCAACTGTTATTGCACCAGTCCCTGGCAGAGAACTAAATGATATGTTCTATATGAATAATGCAAGTGGATTAAGAAATTTAACTGTACAAGGACTAAATGGAGTATTAGGATCTGCAAACGAATACTTAACTCGCAGACCTACAGCAGGCGCATTTGTTTCACTTGATCCTGGCAGTGGTCCTAGTGATGAGACTGCTTGGATTATTAATCGTTCACCATACGTACAAAACGTAACTACTTTTGGCACGGGTTGTGTTGGTATGAAAGTTGACGGCGCACTTCACGAAGGCGGGTATAAATCAATAGTTGCTAACGACTTTACTCAATTAATAAGTGACGGTATTGGATATTGGGCGGCGAACGAAGGACGTTCAGAATTAGTGTCAGTGTTTACATATTATTGTCATATTGGTTATCTAGCAGAAACTGGCGGATTTGTACGTGCTACGAATGGTAATAACTCGTATGGCGATTACGGGTCAGTTGCTGAAGGAGTTAGTGACACTGAAACACCTATAACAGGTTATGTAGATAATAAATCTAATCAAGCACAAGTAGGCAGTGTAATTAATAACGGTTTTAATTTACTAGCATTAGATTATACACATGCTGGCGAAGAATATACTTCACCACAAATTACTTTAACAGGTTCTGGAATTGACGCTCAATTAGAATATCCAGAACTTAGAAATGGCGCAATCTCAAACATTAGAATAATTAGTTCAGGCGATAGCGGACCAACAGGGGGATTGAACTATACCTATATTGTGAATGCTGCTCAAAGCGGTGATACTTCAACTATTCAATTATCTGTTGCAGATACTACCGGCACACCAGAAACATATATAGGACAACGTCTAAGAATTTTATCAGGTAAAGGTGTTGGCCAATACGGAGAAATTACAAGTTACGATCCGATAACACGATTAGCAACAATTAGTAGAGAAAGTGACGGAAGTAGTGGCTTTGATCATTTTTCACCAGGATATCCTAGTGCGCCAGTATTAGATCAAACAACACGCTATGCTATTGAACCTAAGATTAATGTGTCTCAGCCATCCTTTAGTAAAAATAGTTATACATCACCATTTATTCCAAATGATATAACATCAAC